TTCTGCACCTTTATCTATATCTCCACCGCCAGCATTTCTAACAGCATCTGCAGTAAATACAAATTCATTTACACTTAATCTTGCAGGTACGTCATCTGCTTTTTCTTCTCTACCTATCGGTACAAACCCACCTTCAGCTCTATAATCTTTTTCCATACCACCAAGGTTCATAAGTCCACCTTCAGCTTTACCTATTCTACCACCATCTTTAACTCCGTATGTTCTATAAGGTAGGTAAGTTCCTAGTCTTTCATCTGGTATTAAAAAAGCATAGGCATCTTGAATTTGTTTTATTCTAGCTGGATCACCATTGGCGTTTGCTAGTGCAGTGTTCAAAGATGCTCTCATCTCAGCTGGTTTTGCTGGATTTCCTGTCAAAGGATCTGTTAATGATCCACCTCTGTCACTAAAATTATTTTCGTTTGGTTTAGCTTCCGGCGTTAAAAAAGGTAAAGCTACAGAAGCTAATCCAATAGATTTTAAAGGATTTTCTTTTACATAAGTTCCTATTCTTCCAAGATTACTTAAAAAACCTTCTTTACCAAAACCGGTATTACCAAAAAAACTACCACCTAAATTTTTACCACCACCTAAATAATAAGCCCCTAAGCCAGCTATTGCCATTTTACCTACATCACTACCTAAAACTTTTTTTGCTGCATCAGCTACACCACCGACTACACCTTTAATAGCTTTACCTATACCACCTAAAAAATATCCTTGTCTTGGTACAGCATTCATGATGCCACCCATATTTCTTGGTACTCTTCCACCTTGATTAAATATGTATGAAGCTCGTGTTACATCTGCACCAACTTTTTGTCCACCCAAACCTAAATGATAAGCAAATTCTTTATCGTCTACAACCTCTTCATCTGCTCCAGTGTTATAGTTTATTGGTATAAAAGGAATGTTATCATCACTAGGTTCATTAGGACCATATTCTCTTTTATATCTATTGGGTTCAAAAACTTTCATCATTTGTTTTATATTAGTAGTATTAGGATCTATTTTTTCAGCATATTTATACTCATCATATAATTGATTTAATCGTTCTGATGTAACAGGACCAGCCATTCCAGGTCCAAATATATTTGCAAGAGCAGCTGCACCTTTGCCATACATTCCACCAGGAGCACTAGCTACATTTATTTTGCTAAAAAATTCTGGTGGTGCTCTATCTCCTAAAATAAATTGTTCTCCTTCAGGTGTGTTAGATAAAACATCATTAATAAATTCTTGACTATATTTACCAGTTCCATCCTGTCCATATTTTTTAACACTTGGTACAAAACTAAAATAATCTTTCATGTCCATAACGTCTATACCCGGAACATTACTTTGTAATAAACCAGAAGTTATTTTATCTTGTCTTTGTTGTAAAATTCTTTTAATGTAAGCGTTTCTTTTTCTTACATTGTGAGCGTTTATTCTGTCACCAAAAGTTACAGGTTGATAACCTGTATTGTAATTAATTTGTCTAAAATCTCTAGCTTCTTCTTTAGCTTTTTTTTCATCTTCTTTTGTATTTACAGAAGTTGATTTACCTGCAGCTACTGCAGCTGCTACTGCTGGTGGTAATTGAGCCGTACTTACATTTCCACCTCCACCTCCAGTAGTTGCCCCTGTAAACGATCCTGCTCCACCTGGGTCTGCATCATAGTCAGCACCAGACTGACCACCACCTCCAGCATCACCAAAACTATCTAATGACATAATTCCTGATGGACCCATGTTAGGACCACCTTCTAGTCCACCATGTATATTTGCTTTTAATATTAAATTTTTTTCTGCTTCTGTGATGTATGCTAATTCTGTTTCTGGTTTATCAGGACTTGATTTCCATTTTCTAGGTGCTTGAACTTGAGGTTGTTTACCTAAATAATTATCTACACCACCTTGTATAGCTACTTTAGCCATGACTACATCCCTCTGTTATAGAGACCCATCAAACCACCGTTGGCTGCCATTGCAACTTTTTCTCTGACATCTACATCGGCTATTCCGCCACCAGGCATCTGCTCTGCCATGTTAACGTTTTCACCCATCATCATTTCTGGACTCTGAGATCTAATTCCTGATTGATCTTGTTGCAACTGTTGTAAAATTTGTTTCCAAATACCACTTTCAAAAAAAGCTTCAAAACTAGGAAACTGAACTTTCTGTTCTGGTTCCATTTGTGACCATATTTCTGCAGCAACTTGTTTGCCTTGCGTATCTTCTTGACCACCCATTCTAATATCACCACCACTATACTTAATGTCTGGTGCTCCTGCTTCTATTGATTCGTTCATTGAAATTTTTTCTTCCATAGTATCTCCTTTTACTTTGTTTTGGCAAACAAATCAAGAGCCGGCATGATAACTGTTACGTCTCTCTGCACATCCTCTTCAGGTATATTTGCAGCTTTTAAAGCCTCTTCAGTCTCATAAACCACACCTGTTTTTTTGTTTTTAATTATAGTTATAATTTTTTCTGGTGTCAATGTTGGTATATCTGTCATTATGTTACTATCTCCTTTTTAATATTTAAATAGCTAACAGCTACGTCAAACGAGTCTGATGTGCTTGACTGCACTGTAAAGGTTTTTCCACCTTCTACTATTAGCGGTTGGGTTAATAATTCTTTTGTTTGATTAGCTGTCAATGCCACTGATTTAATAGCTGTAATACTATTATTTAAAACAGTTACACTAGGTGTACCCGCTGATGTAACAAGAATAGATTTTATAACATAGGTTTCACTAACTAAAGGATTGCCAGATCCTAATGGTGTTAGTGCACTACCACTTGTATTATTATCTATACCTACAAATTTATATTGGTTTACTACTGCCATTAATCTAAAAAGAAACTTCTAGCTTCTATCTCCTGTTTTAATTCTTCTTGAAAAGTTGTGTTTAATTTCTCAAGAACCGCATCTAAATCTCTAACTAAAGACTGTGCTACGTCTTCTTGATATTCATTACTCGCTCTGGTTAATGTTTGTACAATTTTAGCCATTATCGTCTTCCTCCAGCATGTATATCTAATCTAAAAGTTCCTAGTTTCCAACTGGTATTTACTGCTGTGTTAGATATTGTTAAAGCAATAGCTCTACCTCTAGCACGAGTGTCTACTTTTGTAGTAGTAGGTGTCAATGTAAATGGACCTAATGGTGAGCTAGCAGCTGCATCGTTAGGATAATCTCTAACATCTAATTGAGCTACAATGTTATTTTGTTGAGATATAAAGTCAGGAATAATTCTACTGATTCTCATAATGTTTTCACCATCACCTCTAAGATCAGCCATATTTGTTGCAGCCCCTCTAACAACTTTTTGTGTAATATCATAATCACCAGAAGTAATATTAGCAGGAATAGCTACGGCTGAAGCTCCAGCTAACTGTTGATTAACACCTGTTTCATGTTCATAATAAATTGTAGTACCGTCTGTGTTACCTGTAACATCAAAAGAAGTATCTACACCAGCATTGTAGTGTGTAGCATGTGGTAAACCAAATACAGCTGAATCTTCCCAAGTAGTTCTAGGAAACAATGAGCTTGCATTAGTAAACCATATAGGTCGTTTAGCTGTTGAGTCTAGATAACTATATGTAACTGCTCTAGTATTAACATTAGATGTAGACGTTGGATAGAACCAAGTAATTTCACCAAACAAGTTATTGATACCACAATATATTAATTGATTAGATGTAGTGTTAAGATCATCATAAACAAAATCTTCTACCAAACAGTCCATTGATTCTAATTTACCAGTAAATCTAAAGAAACCATTATCAGACATCCAGTATGCAGCACCATCAACTTCCACAGCTGCATTCATACCAATCAATCCACAGTTAGTACCAACCTGTTCAAAAGCAAATGTAAATGGTTGACCAACAAAACGCATAGTAAATAAAGATGTATCTGTCCAAATGTATATAGCATTCCTACCAAGTTTAGCACCCATGATCCGTGATCCAGCGGCCAGTCTTTGTGTACCAGCGGTATTCTCAGCTGTAGGTGTGTAGTCGTTAATATTTTCTTGAGAAGAAAATCTAATAAACATATCATCTTGTGTAGTTTTATCACCAATAGTTGTCTCTGTTCCAAAAAATACTAAGTGACGATCGGGAGTAGACACTAACATATCACGTGATGCTGTTGGTGCACCTGTAATAATTGTAGCTCTTGTTGATGTAGCATTTGTTGCATCACCATCCCACTGAAAACATTCTCCGTTATGTATCAATGCAATAAGTGTACTACCTAAATTGTCCAAGGACCATAGACCAGGATCAGTTACTGAGTCAGTGTTAGCTGCAGCTGACCCCCATCCAGTCCAACTAGATGTGTTAGTAACTGTTACGCCGTTACTGTGTGTTGTTGCAGTTGTTCCTCTAGCCGCTCTTCCTATTCCTGTTAATTTATTTCCAGTAATTCCTGTGTAAGAAATTTCTTCTGTACCTATTTGAACATAGTTTGTACCTGATGATGGAAAACCTGTTGTACTAACTAATGTAATTTCTGTTGAAGAACTATTGTTTCCTCCAGTAGTTCCTGTTATTGCTCCATCTAAAGTTGTCGCGACCGAACCCAGTACGCTACCACCCCATAGTGATATACCAAAACCAAAAGCTCCAAGTTGTTCTGCTGGTCCTACGTGAAAATATTGAAAATAAGTTATGCCACCAGAAGTCGTTGCACCACTTCCTGATTCGTTATCTGGCATTGTGATGGTAAGAGTTGTTGCACTAGGTGCGCTAGTTACCATAAATTTTTTATTACAAAAATCTGCAGCAACATAATTAGAATTAGTGATTGAACTAAAAGTAGGTGTGTCACCAAATAAAATTATATCTCCAGCTACAAAATTATGTGCACCAGAAAATGTAAGTGTTACAGTCGGTGATCCGTTAGTCGTGCTGAATGCACTAGTGATTGCTGTACCTGATGGATTTGTTAATGGGTGGATGTCATAAAATACACCACCAGAATAAACATATAAAATTCTATTAGTACCAATAGCTGCAAATTTTGTAGAAGCTTTGTTAACAAAATGATGTAGACCTCTAGCAACACCAGTTAGTTTTGATTCACCTAACTGTTGCCAACCACCTATTTTTTCTGGAGTACCATATCTAAAACGAACATTTTCACCATCAATCCATTGCGACTCAGCACCTGTAGATGTAACTTGTTTATTAAACCCTGGTAGGAATCCTAATTTTTGTAACATATAACCTCATTATAATACTATTTAACACTTGATGGTAGACCCAACATAGGACGTCCATCAAATCTATTTTTGTCAGCAAATGGGCCATTTACATGATTATAATGTAGAAATACTTGACCGCATATGTTCCCGTCAAAAGGCTCTCGCCAATGTTCAAGTTCACATCCACTATATA